TATGCGCTCCTCTCCATAAACATTTTTAATTTCTACTGTTAATATTTTATTCATTTTAACCCCCAATTACATAAAAAATAAATATTATTGAAATCCATAAACTTGCTAATATAAAAGCATCAAATAAAACGCTTGCTTTTTTACTAGCTGATAATTTTAAAAAATCTTTTATCATTAATCTAGGTCAACAGTTATTGCGATTAATAATAAAATAGCACCGTATAAATACATACCGCCAAAAATACAAGCGTTTAATGTATGTCCATATTCTAAACTTACAGCCATTGGAATAATTGAAAAACAAGTTATTAATGTTCCAATAAGTCCAAATGATATATTATAATAAGTTTTTCTTTGTTGTAGTTCTTTTCTATATTTTGACATTGTGTGTCCTTTCATTGTTAATTATTGTTTGTGTCTTAGACTAGCCAATTTTTGACGTTGGCTAGTTTCGGATATATAATCCTCATCAGTAAGACTAAGCGGCTTTTTTCATAGTTGCCTTAGCTTGTTTGTCTAGTAAATATTTGCTTGCTTTATCTGCCGCCGCCGCCGCTTTAAAGATAATGTCGTTATTATCTTTTATTGCTTGAATCCAGTTGTTAAGATATTGTGCATGGTCTTTTCTAGGCGTTTTGCTTATACCTAACTGTCCAGCTAACATTGCCGCCCCTAGTTCAGCTACAAGTTCTTCAATGGCATAGGCTTGATTACCAAATTTAGATTTTCCGTAATCTCTTTCTAAATTTTGTGCTTTACCTTTTGTCCAATGTGTTAATTCATGTAATAAAGTACAAGCGTATGATTCTTTACAATTAAAATATTTAATATCTGTCATTGTAATTGTGTCGCTTGATGGGTGATAATAGCATTGTCCATTGTGAGAATAATTGACTTTTGCTTTTACATCACTTGCTAATTTGTCCGCTAGCGTATCAGCTTTCCACTTGTTACCTTGTATAGTTGGTGATACGTATCCGTCAACTTGATCCGCATTAAAAACAACAAAATGTTTTAATATTGGAATAGTTTTATTAAATATTTCTTCACCTTTTTGCTCAGCGGCTATTTCTTCAGGTGTTAATTTGCGATCAATAGTTTTATAAAGAACTACTAATTTTCCTTTCTCACCTTTTCTAACAGTTCCGCCGTTTTCCTTCCATTGTTTATAAGTCCCCCATTCATGAGAACTATAATTGTATTTTGTTTGATAAATACTTAATAATAAATGATTGATACCATTGTAAGGTTTGTTAGTTGCTTTTGACGTTGGCAACGAGCCGCCCCATGATTTATTCCAATCTGCGCCACTTGTTTTCATTGCTTCTATTACTGTTTCAGCAACTTGTTTTCTTATATCTTGTGTTAACATTGTGTATCCTTTCAGTGTTTGTTTGTGTTATGGTGTTATATTATAACATATAAAATAACAAGTCAACAAATAAAAGCATAAAAAAGAATATAAAATAATATTTGACCGCAATTAGCATATATGATAAGGAAATTATATAAACTGGCGGTAACTAACATATAAACACACATTGACCGCTACACACGCAACCCCAACAATGATTTATTTATTGGAACTTTTATTGGCACTATCTTTTAAAAGCATTGAATTACCTACATTCTTAACAGGCTAATAGCCTGTATATATAAATTATTTATTGTTTTTTGTAAGCATGGGGGGGTTATTTAAACCCCACCACCCCGAATTTTTGCGGCGGCTTCGATCCGCCCTAAAAAGCATGGAGCAAATATACACACTATGTCAAAAATAAAAATGACGGAACAAATTTTATTAGACGTTTGTAATCGTTTAGCGATAGGCGATACACTTACAGGCATTTTACGTTCTGATAAAAACAAGTTTCCAAGCAAACAAGCATTTTATAATGGTTTACGATCTAATGAAGAATGGCGTAACAAATACAATGAAGCTCGTGTTGATCAAGCACAGCATTTCTTTGATAAAATTGTAAATGAAGCCGAAGCCTTAGATGACAAAAACTTAAATCATGCACAAGTTAATGCAAAACGTGTCAAGATAGATGCGTTAAAATGGGCAGCAGCAAGACTGTCTCCTATGGATTATGCGGATAAACTTAATGCTAAAGTAAGTGGTACAGGACCAAATGGGGCATTGGTTGTAAAATGGGCTGATGCTGATGATAATACCAAAACTAAATGAAGAAGATGAAGATATACAAATTTCGTATTTTATAACTGAGCCGCCGACAGCTTTAACATTAGTAATTTCATCTTTAGATAATTCAGAACAAGCGGAAGCATTAGCAAAGGATATACAATTAGTTGTTGAACAAAGGAATAGTACAACACATTGATAAACCGTTATCCAGCAAAACAGATTGGCAGGATAGGGGAGTTGTTTATAGGATATATTTTAGAAAAAGAGGGGTATCATACTACAATATGCGATGCGGAAGGTTTTGATATTATTGTATGGAAAAATCATTTTGTTAAAAGAATACAAGTTAAATCAACATCTGTATTAATACGCAATCCTAAAATAAATTATTATAATTTTACTATAGGGTTAGGGGCAAATAAAAATAATTTACAAGAATATGCTTATGATATTTTAGCATTAGTAGCTATTGATACAGAATTATGTAATTTTTACGCAGCCAATGTTCATAAAGGAAAAACAGTTAAAATAAAACCTGATTTTTTGTATGAGCCTATGGCAGCAATAAAACAATTTAATAAAATATACAAAAGGCGGTAATATGGAAATTCGGATACCATATACGCCACGAAAAGTGCAACGTGAAATACATGATAAAATTAAGCGTTGGAATGTGGTAGTTATGCACCGTAGAGCTGGCAAAACAGTTTGGGCGGTAAATGAAATAATAAAACAAGCTTTAACGTGTCAGTTGCCAAGACCAAGAGTAGCGTATATTGGACCAACAGCTGTTCAAGCTCGGCGTGTAGCATGGGATTATTTAAAACAATATACGGCGGGAATACCACAAGTTAAGTTTAACGAAACACAATTAACAGTAGACTTACCTAATGATTCACGAATTATGTTATTGTCAAGTGAAAATGGGGAAAGTATTAGAGGATTATATTTAGACTTTGTTGTATTAGATGAGTATCAAATGCACAGTCCAAGAGTGTTTCCAGAAATTATAAGACCAGCTTTATCTGATAGAGAAGGTGGGGCGGTATTTACAGGAACACCTAGCGGTCATAATCATTTTTTTGATATATTAGAAACTGCTCGTAGGGAAGTTACTGAAAAAAATAACAACTGGAACTATGCTATTGTAAAAGCAAGTGAAAGCGGCATACTTCCTGAAACAGAATTAAAAGCTGCTCAAGAGATGATGGCAAAAGAGCAGTATGAACAAGAGTATGAGTGTTCGTTTTCTGCGGGTGTTATGGGGGCGTACTATGCAGAAATTATTGATGAATTAGATGAAAAGGGGCGGATAGGAGATGTGCCGTATGATCCAAATGAGAAAGTCCACACCAGTTGGGATATAGGGGTAACAGACAGTACCAGTATAATATTTTTCCAACACATAACAGGTGGCGGAATACATATCATTGATTATTTGGAGAATACAGGAAAAGGGTTACCTTGGTACATAAAGGAACTCGAAAAGAAAAATTATTATTACGGAGACCATATAGCTCCTTGGGATATAGAAGCCAAAGAATTTGGTACAGGACGAAGCAGAGTAGAAACAGCGTTGAATTTAGGTATTCGTTTTCGTGTATGTCCAAAATTAACAATAGCCGATGGCATACATGGTGTAAGACAAGTTTTACCACGATGTAAATTTGATAGAGAACAATGTGCAGAGTTATTAACAGCATTGCGGCAATATAGACAAGAATGGTCAGAAAGAAATCAACGATTTTTAGATAGACCACATCATGGCTGGGAAAGCCATGCTGCTGATGCTATGCGATATTTAGCTATAGGATTGCCAAGAGATAGTGGGTTTGAAGCACCAAGTCAAAGACAAGCAAAGACTTCTTACAATATATTTGCATGATTAGAGCATTTAAAAGTTCAGATAAAGATATTTTACTGGGTATGGCGAAACGTATGCACCAAGAATCCGAATGGTCAGTTTTGCCATTTAGCGATGAACAAGCTGGGAATATAGCGCATAAAGTCATGGGTGGGGATTATGCGTGTTTTGTTGCAGAAGATATACAAGTTGTAGGTATGATTGTAGGTTTTGTTGCACCACATTATTTTACACAAGCAACAATAGCAGCAGATTTATTATGTTATGTTACTCCTGAAAAACGTGGGGGTACTTACGGATTTAGACTTATTAAAGCATTTGAACAATGGGCGTATGAACAAGGTGCGTCTATGGTTACATTAGGAATAACGACAGGTATTAATACAGAACGTACTGCCCGTCTTTATGAAAAGTTAGGTTACAAACAATCAGGATTAATATTAAGAAAGGAACTATAGTATGTGTGGATTTTTAAGACCAAAAGCTCCTCCACCACCACCACCACCTCCTCCTCCTTTGCCAGAACCCGATATGGCTGATACTGAGGAAAGACAAGCAGAATTTAAGCGTAGACGTGCTTTAAGACGTAAAGGAAGAAAAAGTACGGTGCTTGGTGGTACAGGTTTGTTAGGCACAGGTAAAGAAAATACATTATTATAATGGCAGATGTAACTTTAGCGGAACGCACATATAGTCGAGCTAAATCTTTAAAGACAAGTCGCATTGTTTGGGACGATCATTATCAAGATTTAGCAGATTATATGTTACCTCGCAAAAATTCTATTATTCAGAAAAAGACTTCAGGGGATAAACGTAATGACGTTATCTATGATGGTACGGCATTACAAGCAGTCGATTTATTAGCAGCATCATTACATGGTATGTTGACAAGTCCGTCTGTGCCGTGGTTTGAATTATCTGCTGGTAGTCCTGAATTAGATGGTAATTATCAAATTAAAGAATGGTTAGAAGAAACCACAAACATTCTGCGTATGTATTTTTCACAATCTAATTTTAATATGGAAATACATGAAGCATATATTGATTTGGTAGTATTTGGTACAGCTGCAATGTATTCAGAATTTACAGATAATAAACTACGATTTTCAACACGACATATATCGGAATTTTTTATAACAGAAGATAATCATGGACGAGTAGATAGTTTATATCGTTGGTATAATGAACCAGCACGTATTGTCGTTCAAAGGTTTGGCTTGGAAAACATTGGTGAGAGAATTACAAAAATTTACAGTAAAGAACCTGATCAAGAAGTTCCAGTCATACATGCCGTTTTCCCCAGAGATGAATATGACGCTACAAAAATAGATACATTAAATAAACCTTATGAGAGTTTATTCTTAGATGGCGAAAATGGCACACTTATAAGCCAAGGTGGTTTTGATGAATTTCCTTATGTTGTGCCAAGATTTTTAAAATCTACAGGGGAAAGTTATGGACGTTCAGTAGCTATGAACGCTTTACCTGATGTAAAAATGCTTAATTTAATGAGCAAAACTATTATTATGGCATCACAAAAACAAATAGATCCTCCATTGTTAGTACCCGATGATGGTTTTGCTTTACCTATTCGAACAACACCAGCCAGTATAAATTTTTATAGAGCTGGTGGTAGAGACACTATTCAACCTTTAAATACCCAAGCAAATATTCCTTTAGGATTAAATATGGAAGATCAACGGAGAGCAGCAATACGAAGTGCTTTTTTTGTTGATCAAATATTATCAGGTAGAGAACCAAATATGACAGCTACCGAAGTGTTGCAAAGAAATGAAGAACGTATGCGAGTTCTTGGTCCAGTATTAGGGCGATTAACTGATGAATTATTAAGACCATTAATTGATAGATGTTTTGCTTTATTAGATAGGGCAGGGTTAATACCACCTGCACCACAAATATTAGAAGGTCAAAATATTAATATTGAGTATGTATCTCCTATGGCAAGAGCAGCAAAATCAAGTGGTTTAAATAGCACAATGCAAGCATTACAAATGTTAATGCCATTAGCAGAAACACAACCAATTATGGATTATATTAATGGTGATGGCATAGTACGCCATGTTGTTGAAAGTTTAGGTGTACCTAGTCGAGTTATACGTAGTGATGCTGAAGTACGTAAAATGCGTAAAGAACGTGCAGAACAACAAGCAGAAATGGAAGAAAAACAACAATTACAAGAAGATGTTTATACAGCTGCACAAGCAGGACAAGCAATGACGAATGTAAGTAATGCAACAACAAAAGAATAAACACAATGCCCTTCGTAGAGCATATCTACGAACTTTTGAATCAGAAGATGGGGAAACTGTTTTAAAAGACTTAGAAGCAAGATGTGGTTACAATGCTGTGTCGCATGTTGCTGGTGATCCCCATGAAACTGCATTTCGTGAAGGACAACGAAGTGTCATACTGGCAATCCACGCAATTATGCGTGGATCAGGAGATTAAATATGTCTGAAGAAAATACCAATGTAGAAGAAGTAGTAAATGCTACTCCTGAAACACCAACAACATCAGTAAATGATTGGCGAAGTAGTTTACCTGATGATTTAAAAAGTGATGCACAACTTGAAAGAATAAAAGATGTGCCAACATTAGCAAAATCTTATATTCATGCTCAAAGAATGGTCGGAGCAGAAAAGATTGCTATACCATCAAAAACAGCAACCGATGATGACTGGGGAGTTGTATATTCACGGCTTGGTCGCCCTGATGATCCTACAGGATATGACATTAAAGCTGATGGTCAAATTATAACAGAAGATAATGTATCCAGTATTAAAGATACTTTTCATAAAATTGGTTTAAATAATAATCAAGCAGAAAAGTTATTAGATTGGTATGGGGGTACAATTAAATCTTCATTAGAAGCTCAACAACAAAATGGCGAATTAGAAGCTGCTGCACAAATTGACAATGCAGAAAAAGCATTACGGCAAGAGTGGGGCAAAGCATACGATCAACGATTATCGACAGCAAATACTATGGCGGAAAAGTTTGGTTTTAGTGAATTATTAGAACAAGCAGATAGTAATGGTCAAAAGTTAGGAAATAATCCTAATTTTATTAAAGCTATTTACAACATAAGTGAAGCTGTAGGCGAACATGGAAATGTTGGTCAAACAAAAAATGAAATAATGACACCAGCACAAGCAACTTTAGAAATTAATTCATTACGGGCAAGTGAAGCATATAGAAATGCTAGACACCCTGAACATAATAATGCTGTTCAACAAATGACAAAATTATATGAGTTGCGTGATGGAAACAGTTAGTAAAACAGAAATACGTTTAGAGTGTTTAAGATTTGCTGTTGAATTTGGATCAGTAGCAAATATTAAAGATCCGATACCTCTTGCAAATATGTATTACAAGTGGGTAATGGATAATCCTGATAAAGTGGATAAAAGTATTGTTACTCTCCACCCTAAAGGTAAAAAATCGAGATAAACTGTATAGTCCTCGTTGCATGTAAGTAAGTCTTACCGCTAACCACGTCAGGTTATAGTCCTTCGTAGAAGGGTAGCTTATTTTCATTAACTGATAACTATAAGGAGTTTGTGATGAGTACACAAATTACTACAGCCTTTGTCAATCAGTTTTCGGATAATGTTCAAATGTTAGCACAACAGCTACAGAGTAAGCTTAGTGATAAAGTTAGAACAGCTACCGTAAATGGTGAAAAGGCTTTTTTTGATCAAGTAGGATCAAGTGCGGCTGTTGCAAGAACTTCACGACATGCCGATACTCCCGTAGTTGACACACCACACTCGAGAAGAATGTGTGTGATGACAGACTATGAATGGGGGGACCTAATTGACAAACAGGACGAGGTGAGATTATTAATAGATCCCGCTTCTGTATATGCAAAAACTGCGGCAGCAGCAATGAACAGGTCTATGGACGATGTTTTAATTACTGCGGCAACAGGAACATCATATACTGGTAAAACAGGTTCAACTTCAACAGCTTTACCAGCTGGTCAACAAATTGCTCATGGTAGTGCAAAATTAACTTTAGCTAAATTAAGATCAGCTAAAGAAATACTAGACATCAACAATGTTGATGAAAGTATTAAAAGATATTTTGCTATTTCACCACAAGGCATGACAGACTTGTTGGAAGATACAAACATAACTTCAGCAGATTTTAATACTGTGAGAGCGATGGTCTCAGGAGACGTTAACCAATTTATGGGATTTGAGTTTGTAAAAAGCACAAGATTAGCGAAATCAGGCAACATTCGTTCAGGCTTTGCATGGGCGGAAGATGGTCTTTTATTAGCAGTTGGACAATCACCAATGGCGAGAGTAGATGAAAGGTCTGATAAATCTTACGCTACTCAAGTTTATTATTGCATGACTATTGGGGCAACTAGAATGGAAGAAGAAAAAGTTGTTCAAGTAGATTATGATGAATCAGCGTAGGAAGGGAGATAGAATATGGCTACAGTATATGGTGCAAATATAACCAATCTTGATGCTTCACCTGTTGTTCTTCCAGACGCAGATGATTGGCATGGTAAAGTAAGGGTACAACATGATCAGTATGAAGCTTCGTCTTTAGCTGCTGGATCAACAATTACCGTTGCAAGATTACCAGCTAATGCAAGAGTGGTAAATTGGACAGTAAAAGCAGATGCTCTAGGAGGAAGCGTTACGCTCAAACTAGGCGATGCAGATGATGATGATCGCTATCTAGCGGCAACTACTTATAATACTGCTAATCAAGCAAAGCAGTCTAAAGTAGACGGACCAATAGGTGGTGTGATGTATCAATACAGTTCACAAACAGACTTAATAATCACAACAGCAGGAGCATCAGCTTCAGGAACTATAGAATCTATAGTTGAATATGTGGTTAATTAAATCATTGATAGGGGGCGTTTGCCCCCTATTTTTTTTATAAGGAATTTATTATGGCGAGTGATGTAGCAATTTGTAATACAGCGTTAAATCGTTTAGGAGCAAATACTATTACATCTTTTACAGAAAACTCAAAAGAAGCACGTTTATGTAATGCAGAGTATGAAGGTATTAGAGATCAAGTATTGCGTTCTCACCCTTGGAATTGTGCGTTAAGACGAGCAACATTAGCACAAGAAAGTGATACACCTTCATTTGGTTATGCGTATCAATATATATTACCAACTGATCCGTATTGTTTGCGTGTATTACAAATGGAAACAGAAGTAGAGCAATTTAAAGTAGAAGGTCGTAAATTATTAACAGATGAATCTACAGCAAAAATTTTATATATAGGACGTGTAACTGATCCTGAAGAATTTGATAGTTTGTTAGTAGATACACTTTCCGCAAGAATAGCAGTTGAATTTGCTTTTAATATTACAGGAAGTCGTACATTACAAGCAGATATGTTTGATTTGTATAATCGAAAATTAGCATTAGCTAGAAGCTTTGATGCACAAGAAAGTGGTATGTTTTATAATCAAGGTGATGGCGATAAAATTATAGCAGATGATTTCATAAATAGGCGTAGATAATGGCAAGAGTTACTACTGTTCTTTCTAATTTTCGAGCTGGCGAATTAACTCCAAAATTAGAAGGAAGAACTGATCTTGATTTTTATCAAGAAGGTAGCAAAGAAATTACCAATATGATTGTTGACACTACAGGTGGTTTAACTCGTAGAGCTGGAACAACATATATAGCAAATACAAAATCTGATGGAGAAGCACGTTTAATTCCTTTTGTATTTTCAGAAGAACAAGCATATATACTAGAATTTGGTAATGATTATTTAAGAGTATATAAAGATAAAGCACAAGTTACAGATAGTGGAAGTGCTGTTGAAGTTGCTACACCGTATGAAACAAGTGATTTAGCAGATATAAATTTTACGCAAAGTGCTGATGTGTTATATATATCACACCCTAGTTATCACCCTAGAAAACTTACTCGTACAAGTCATACAGCATGGACATTAACAAAAATTGCTTTTGAACATGGTCCATATTTAGATGAAAATACAACAGCAACAACAATTACATCTAATGCAACTACAGGTAATGTAACATTAACAGCATCAGCAAGTACATTTGTTAGTAATCATGTTGGAAGTATATGGGAATTACGTCAACAAATAGCATCAGAAATTGATTTATGGGAAGCTAATAAATCTGTTAGTACAAATAATTTAAGACGATATGAAGGCAATGTATATAAAGCAACAGGTGGAGGAACAACAGGAACTAGACCACCTGTGCATACAGAAGGTACAGAAAGTGATGGTACTGTTAATTGGGCGTTTCAACATGACGGTCAAGGGTATGTAGAAATTACAGGTTACACTAGCGCAACAGTCGTATCAGCAACCGTAAAATCACAATTACCTGATAGTGTAACAAGTGGTACAAAGTTTTGGAGTGAAGGGGCGTGGAGTGATCATAGAGGGTATCCCAGAGCTATAGGTTTTTTTGAAGAACGTATTTATTATGCAGGAACATCTTATCAACCACAAACAATATGGGGTAGTACGACAGCAGATTTTGAAAATTTTAAATCTGGATCAGAAGATGATAGTAGCGTAGCATTTACGATTGCATCAGATCAAGTTAATGCTATACGACATTTATTACCTGAACAAGTATTAGCTATGTTTACACAAGGCGGTGAGTTTGTTTTACAAGCCACAGGTACAAGTAGTTCAACGGTAACACCGACAAACGTACAAGTGGCACGACAAACAGCGTATGGTGCAGCAAATATACGTCCTATAAGGGCGGGAAATGTTAGTTTGTTTGTGCAATCTGGAGGAAAAAAAGTAAGAGAGTTTTCTTACCAAGCAGAAGTAGAAGGCTATGTAGGTGTTGATTTAACAATACGTGGTGAACATCTTATGTCAGGTAAGATTAAAGAAATGGGGTATCAACAAGAACCAAGGGATTTAGTATGGATAGTAACACAAGACGGGAATTTGAGAACATTAACTTACGACAGACAGAACAATTTAGTTGCTCTTGCTCAACACCCAATGACGGGAACGAATGTTGCGGTGGAGAGTGTGGCTGTAATACCCAACAGCAACACGGAGACGGAGGATCAAGTATGGTTTGTTGTAAAGAGAACAATTAATAGTGCAACAAAAAGACACGTAGTATGTTTAAATACTTTTGACTTTGGAACTGATATTGCTGATGCAAAGTATTTAGATAGTATGATTACGTATAGTGGAGGTAGTACATCAACTATTACAGGATTAGGACACTTAGAAGGTGAAACAGTAAGTGTATTAGTAAATGGTGCATCACACGCTGATAAAACAGTTTCTAGTGGACAAATTACATTAGACAGGGCAACTACAAAAGCACAAGTTGGTTTGTCTTATGTTAGTACAATTCAATCTATGCCTTTAGAAACACAAGCAGAATTAGGATCAGCAGTATCAAGAGATAAACGTATTAATCGTGTGTTTGTACGTTTTTATGAAACTGTTGGTGCAGAAGTCGGATATGATTCTGATAATTTAGATCGTATTCCTTTTAGAGATAGTAGTATGCAAATGGATAAACCTGTGCCTTTATTTACAGGTGATAAAGATGTTGTATTTCCGAGAGGGTGGGATAGACAGCAAACCATTTATGTACGTCAAAATCAACCTTTGCCAATGACAGTATTAAATATAGTGGCACAAATAACAACGAATGATTTTTAAATATGTGTACAGGATTAGAAATTGCCTTAATTAGTGGTGGTACAGCTGCATTTTCAGCAGTAACACAAGCTCAAGCTGCTGCTGCTCAAATGGAGCATCAAGCAAAAATTAATGAATATAATGCAGGTTTAGCAAGAAATAAAGCTATAGCAGCACGACAAACAGCTGCGGCAAGAGAAGCGCAAGTACGAAAAGCGGGTAGACGTGCTTTATCAAATATGAGTGCTGGATATGGTGCAGCAGGTGTAACTACAGCAGGTACGCCATTATTAGTAATGTCTGAAACTGTAGGCGAAATAGAATTAGATGCTTTACGACTACAAAGACAAGGTAATCAAGAAGCGATTAATGCTTTAGCAGAACAAAGCTTAGAAAAATGGCAAGCCGCTTCTATGCGATCTATGGCTGGTCATACAAGAAAAATGGGTTTTGTAAGTGCTGGTACGTCTTTATTAGGTAGTTATGGAAAATATAAATTTGGTCAACAATCATCAACTACAGATAATCCATTACAAAAATTTTATCCGCAAACAAGTTATTCATAAGAAAGTAAAAGTATGCCAAAAATACAACGATACCAAAATTTAGTACCAATACGTAATGTTGCAGGGGGCAGTCAAAGAGCTAGAGCATTGCCATTAAGCGATATGGATTTATTGTCTAATATTGGATCTGAAATACAAAATGTAATGGGTGAAATAGAAAGGAAAAATTTAATCAATGAAGCGAAAAAAGAACGTGAAATCGAAAAACAACGTGCAGAAGCAGAACAAAAACGTAAAAAGACAATCGCACAATATAAAAAAGAAAAAGAAACTTTATTAAATTTACAATATGATTCTAAGTTAGATATAGATTTATTAGAAAAAACATTTCAATTAAATAAAAATTATCAAAATAGTACAGATTTTTCTAATAATGTAGCAAATTATAGTAATGATTTAGATGATATTTTTTCTGAAAATATTGATGCTATAGAAACTTCTGATTTAGATAATGTAAAAAAAGCATTATTTTTAAATAAAATTAAACTGCATAAAAAAAATGCTCTTTTAAAATACGAAGTTTTTAATGACAAAGCATTAGTAGAACACCATAAAAATGAATTAGAATTAAATGTAGAAAATTTTGCCACATTTAGAACAACTAATAAAATTTGGAAAATGAATCAAGAACAAAGTGATCAACATTTTTTATTAGAACAAAAAGTTATTAATAGTATAAAAATGTTTGGTAAAGTTAACCATCATTCTGATGCTGAAATTAATGCGGAAATTAAAAAATTTTTATCAGACACTACTAATGAAGGGTTACAACAATTTTATACAGAAGATCAAGAAGGTTTTTTAGCAACGTATGGTATTAAAGAAAATGGAAATTGGATATTAGATGAAGGTGTTGCTCCTTTAAACAGTACCATTCCTATTACAAAATTAACAGAATGGATAAAAACAGCAGGAAAAGCAAAAGATAAAAAAGAAGCAGCAAAATTAACTAATTTACAAAATGAGATAAAAAATAATGAAGCAAATACTATAAATGTTCTTTTAAGAGGTGGGCAAGCAAAATTTGATGATGATTTAGTATTAAATACGTTTACAGGTGAAAATGCTGATATAGGTGAAACTATTGTTAAACAAAGAAATTTAACTCGTGATTTTGTTGAGATTATGGAAGAAACACAGAATTTTAATCAATACACAGGTAGCGGAGAAATAATTACACAAGAAGTGTTAAATGAAATAGCTAATGATCCAAAAAGACAAAAACACTTATCTTTGTATGAAAAAATTGCAGAAGCACAGGCAAAAATTCTTAATTCTAATAGACAAAATATTCAAAATAATGGTGCAGAATATGTTGATAGTCAAATTTTAAAAAATATAGATAATGAGGTATGGGGAGAATTATCAGAAGAAGAAAGAATAGATAATCGTAGAGTTTGGTACGAACAACATGGAGTACCACAAGAATATAGAAAAATTTTATCTGATGATACATTAGTTAAAACAAGTGGTAATTTATTAAAACAAATACAAGAAAATCCAGAAGATGCTTTAGAATTATATACAGCATTTAAAAATGATTTTGGATCACATTGGAATGAAGCATTTAATTTATTTAGAGGTCATAAAGGAGGATCATTATTACCTCCTAGTTTAGCAGCATTAGATGTATATAAATCTGCACCTTCAATAGAACAAAAATTAGTAGAAGTTATTTTTGAAGAAACAAAAAATACACAAATATTAGAAGATAAATTAGACGCATCAAAAACGGATTTAGATAATGCAATAATTAACGTATTTGAAGATGTACGTTTAGCTATGAGAAAATCAGGGAGAGGTAATGAAACTGAATGGCAATCACAAAAAGAAATATATAAAAAATTAATTTTGTTACATGATAAAACAGGTACAAAATCCTTACAAAAATCAGCAGAAGAAATACGAGAATTATTATTTGGAGATAATGGTGATTTTTATATGTATGATTATAATAATTCTGATGTAATTATTCCTCGTTATAATGAATATGGCGAATTTAGAAACCTAGATTTAATACAAAATAATTTTGAATTTTTTGAAAATTCAGAACCAAATTTTGAAAGGTTTTTAGATTTAGAAGAAAATAAAAATGTTGTTATTCCTAATGCTGTAATAGCAAGAAATCTAGGAGCAAGTTTATTTGTAAATAGTCCTATTCCTAACAATTTTAATAAACAAGAACAATATTTATTAAATGAACATAGAACGCATTTAAATAATGGAACATATTTAACAACAGCTGGTGGCGTTACAACAGTACGTACAATAGGTGTGCATTATAATGGCAAAGAATACATTGTTCCAAGTTATATACAAGGTAAAGTCTTAGATATACATACAGTTGTTGAATATTTAACTAATAATAACTTATGGGATAATTACCCAAGCTACAATAGCGTTGCAGAAGCCGAAGCTGCGAATACAAGATTGCGTACTATTATAGAACCTGATGGTAATCATTCTGTTATTCAAGAAGAAATAAAAAATGCTAAAACTATTTTTACAGATCATTGGGGTAAATCTTATTTAGCTACACATGCTAATGGGCAAGGGGTAGTTATGTATATGGACACAGTTGATGGGGAACAGATTATTGTCAAAGATAATGGTGAACCAGTAGTTATACCTTTTGATGATCCTATGGATTGGTTATTACAAAATCAAAAACAAGATAATACAATGTCTGGTGTTGTTAATTAATGGGTACATTTAATTTAAAAAATAATGATGCTATGGATAATATTACTGCTAGTAGTTATGAAGCAGATATGTCAACAGTATTAGGAGAAACATTTAGTTATATTCGTAGTTTAAATCCTGTTCCTTTAATGAGTAGAAGCTATGAAAGAGTACGTTCACGAGAAGGTAGTTTAGATGATCCTTTATCTTTAGTTGTTATTCCAGAAAAAGCTCCTGATCCTAAAGTAGATAAAAATACATTAAATGAACAATACTCGTATTTAGGTTTGCATTTTGATGAAGATGATACAGAATTTGCGGCACAATCTTTAGCTGATGCAAAAGAAATAGAACTATCACAACAGTCTATGATGCAATCAGGGAGAGGTGGAGTTGTAGAAACAACAGCAAAATTTGGTATAGGGTTAGCAGCAACAATAGTTGATCCTTTAAATATTGCATCTATGTTAGTGTTTCCGCCATTAGCAGGTGCAAAGTTTTTTTCAAGTGCTGCAAAAGTAGGTGTTAATTTAACTCGTTTAAAATCAGGTGCAAGATCAGGTTTTTTAGGAACAGCTGCTATAGAACCATTAGTTTATGGTTTAGCTCGACAAGAACAAAAAGATTATGATTTTACACATAGTTTATTAAATGTAGCAGCAGGAACAGTATTAGGTGGTGGATTACATTTAGTCGGAGGTAAAGTCAAAGATGTTGTAGGCTTGTGGTCAGGCAACCAAACTATGAAAACAAAAATTACAGAATTACAAAACATACAAAATACTAAATTAAATACTGAAGCAAAAGATGTTTTATTTCAAGTAGCTATGCGTCAATTTGTGCAAGGTAAAAATATAGATGTAGAAAAATTATTTAAATTTTTTACAAAACAACAAGAATTATCTCCACAAAAATTAGTTAACAATATGACAATGAAACAATTACAATTTGAAATTAAAGCATGGTTAAAAAATACAAAAAATGATCCTGTTTATAAAGAAGCTTTAAAAAATGTAAATGTTAAATTAAATCAGAAAAAAGCAGATTTACAAAGTTTATTACATAAGTTACATGCCATAAAACAAGGTGGTGCAGAAGAATTGATGAGTGGCAATATTACAAGTATAGAAAAAGCTTTAGCTAAAGGAGATAAAGACGCATTTGACGCAATTAATACGGCTGCAAATACTCCAAAACAATCAGAAAAATTACAACCTGATTTAGATAAAGTAAATGAACAAGCAAATAGACCAGATGTTAATGTAGATGTTCAAGCAGCAAAAAAACATACAGATGAAATGATTGTTAATTTACAAGAAGATATAAATAGCAAATCTATAGATAAGATAGATCCTGATAATGCAAAAAGGATAAAAGAAGCAGATAATGTTATTAAAAATGCAGAAAGAGATGTAGCAGCTTTAAAAGCCGCAATGAGGTGTTTAACATAATGCAAAAATGTGTTGATATAATTTTAAAAACTTTAGGTAAAGACAAAAAATTTGCAAAAGAATTTAATAAATTAAAACCTGAAGAACAAGCCAGAGTAGCCGAAGAAGCATTAGAAACCCTAGATGATGCGGGTTTAACTATGTTAAAAAATGCAGATATTAAAGAAATGGATAGATTAGCAAGAGGTATTGTTAATAATAAATTAACAAAAGCTATGGCTAAAAAACGTGGAGCTATGTTAGATGCACAAATATTAAGAGATGCTGTTGATTTTATTAAAACAGAATTTGCTGATGATCCATCATTAGGATTAACAGCATTTTTAGTAGGTATTAATTCTGTAAGACAAGGATCAAGATCATCTGTAGCAGCAAGACAAACAGAATTAGAACAAGCATTTACTGGAGCTTTAATACGAGATTTAGAAGAAGCAAATTTATTAAAAGCTTATAATGATGGTAGATTAGATAAAGACGTAGCAAGAGCTTTATATAAATTACGTCAAGGTGATCAAGATGCGGGCAAAAGTGTTGCTGGTCAAATTGCTACTATAGTACAAAAACATCAAGAACATGCTCGAAAAATGGCTAACGATTTTGGGGCGACAATAGGGTATTTACCAGCATATATAGCAAGACAAACACATGATGTTTATAAAATACGTAAGGTAACAAAAGACGAATGGGTAGAATACGTTATTGATCGAGTAGATCATAAAAGAACATTTAAAACTGATGCTATGAGTGATGAGCAAAAAATTAAAATGCTTGGGAATATATACAATGATTTTGTAGATGGATCACACATGCACGGGGGAACAACTCGTAGAGGTAATAGTAATTTAGCAAAACGTATGAGCCAAGAAAGAATATTACATTTTAAAGATGCGGATTCATGGCTTGATTATAATACTCAATTTGGGGGAGGAAGTTTAAGAGAAAGTATAGCTGATGGATTTGCTTATATGGCACAAAATATTGGATTGTTGCAAAAAATGGGAACTAACCCTTCTAATATGTTTACTAAAATTAAAGAAAATATAGGTAAAACAGGGCAACGTCCAGAATGGGCATTTAATGTTGTAACAGGATTAACAAGAGTTCCTGCTGATGCTACTGTTGCAAAAGTATCTAATTTTGTAAGAGCTGTGCAAAACATGGCAAAATTAGGTGGTGCAGTTGTATCAGCATTAGCAGATATTCCTTTATTCGCATCTGAAGTTAATTATGGTGGTGGCACATTATTAGGAGGTTATGCTCAAGCTATAAAATCTTTAACAACAAGAACAGGAGCAGATAAAAAAGAAATAGCACGATTTTTAGGAATATATAGTAATACAGTAAAAGGTAAAATGGCAGCTCGTTTTGGGGCAGCTGATGATGTATCTTCTCGTGTTAATAAATGGCAAAATACTTTTTTTAAATTAAATCTTTTAAATTGGTGGACACATACATTAGAAGAAGGTTTTGCTTTAGGTTTTAGTAATAGATTAGCATTACAAGCAAAAAAAGGTTTTAAAAATTTAGATGATGAAACTTTACGATATTTTAAATTATACGATATAGATGAAGCAAAATGGAATGTTATTAGGCAAAACACTATACGCAAAGCTGATGATGGAAATATATATTTAACACCAGAAAATATTAAAAATATTGATGATAAAATTATTAAAAATATTTTAGGAGAAACAGCATCTAACGCTGATGTCAGACGTTTTAAATATGATTTAGAAAGTCGTGTACGTGAAATGATAATAGATCGCAGTAAATATGCGGTTATACAGCCTGATGCTCGTACAAAAGGTATACAAACTATGGGAACTAAAGGGGGAACATGGTTAGGAGAATTTATGCGTTTTTCTATGCAATTTAAATCTTTTCCTATAGCTGTATTACAAAAAGCAGCAGGGAGAGAAATACATGGTAAAACAGGTAATATGGCAAGTGCATTAGGTATTGCACACATGGTTATAGGTATGACAATATTCGGATATATGGCAATGACAGCAAAAGATATGTTACGAGGAAAAACACCTCGTGATCCTCGAAATTGGAAAACATTTTTTGCAGCATCATTGCAAGGTGGGGCGTTAGGTATATATGGTGATTTTCTCTTTAGAGATTTAAGTCATTATGGTGGTGGATTAATTTCAACTGCGGCTGGTCCAACAGCTACAACTGTTGACAGTTTAGCAAAAGCATTAACATCGAGTATTCAAGGAGATCCAACAAAAGGTGCAAAAGAATTAACACGAACTATTATACAAAATATACCTTTTGTAAATTTATTTTATACTCGCACAATTTTAGATTATTTAATTTTACATCAAATATACGAACAAATATCGCCAAATTATATGCGTAGAATGGAAAGAAGATTAGAAAGGGATTACGGACAAGAGTTCTTTTTACCGCCGTCATCTGTAATTCCTAAAGGTGGTAATATATTAAGTGAGCCTTTTGCTGGAGTACGATAAAATATATTAGAAGAACTTGCAGATTAAGCGTTTTTAAGCTATATTTTTTTTAACTTATATAAGCTGGTTGTGTATGCAACTGGCTTTTTTTTATGGAAAATTCAATGACAGTCAGTAGTACAACAACAAAAAATACCTATTCAGGTAACGGATCAACTACGGCTTTTGCTTATGGTTTTAAAATATTTGCAGCAACAGACTTAAAAGTAATTATACGATCTAGTGCTGGTGTTGAAAGTGTTAAATCTAATGGTACACATTATAATGTATCTAACGTAGGTAATGCCAATGGTGGTAATGTTACCTTTACATCTGGAAATACACCCGCTAGTGGTGAAACTGTAATTATAAAACGAAATTTAACAAAAACACAAGCAACTGATTATGTGGCTAATGATCCGTTTCCAGCCGAAACACATGAAGAAGCATTAGATCGTTTAACTATGATTACACACCAGATACAAGAAGAAATGGACAGAACTATTAAAGTGTCTGAATCAGTTACAGATTTTACAACACCACAAATAACAGATAATGCAGCAAGTAGAGCAAGTAAATTATTAGGATTTAGTTCTAATGGTGCTGCATTAGAAGCTGTTACTGGGCGTGTAAATACAGTTTCCGTAAGTAACGTATCAGCTGGAGGTGATGCTACAGCAGCGTTTACAGCTTCTACTGGAGCTTTAGCGTTAGGTATTCCTATTGGAAATACTGGCGCACAAGGTAATACTGGGGCAACGGGGGCAAGTACAAAATGGACTACTGGCACATCTTTTCCTACATCTTCATTAAATAATGGTGATTTATTTTTATTTAATTCAGCAGTTGGATCAGGATTAACTTGGTTTGATACAGATGGATCATCTGGTTTGTCGGCTGCTGCTAAAGGTGATGTAGCACAATATCAATCTTCTGGTACAAAATGGGTTAAACAAACAAATGTTATTGGAAGTACGGGAAATACGGGAGCTGTAGGTCCAGCTGGATCGGCGGGAATTAACTTAACATGGGAAACTGCAACAGCTGATAGCAATCAAGGAAATGGTAAAATATGGGGGAATCATTCAACATTCTCCTCAATTTCTGGGTTATATATTTCTGATGTAGATGCTAATAGTGTTAATATTGAAAGCTGGATACAAGCTTTAGATGACAGTACAAACACAGCATTACGTGGAACTATATATTTTGAAGAAGCAGGAACAAACTCTAATTTTGGTGTTTTTAATGTTACAGGGGCAGTAGTAGATAAAACTTCATATTGGTTTATACCTGTTAGCCATGTAGTTTCTAATGTTAGTTCTTTAGCTGATGGCGATAGTGTTGGAGCTGTATTTACGAGAACAGGTAATAAAGGAGCAGATGGCGCAGATGGTGATGGAACATTTAATAATTTTACTTTAACAGCTGATAGTGGAAGCAATCAAACTATAGCAGATGGCAACACACTAAACATTGAAGGTGGGGAAGGAATTGATACTGTCGTAGGTGCTACTGATAAAGTTACAATATCTGGTGAAGATGCTTCTACAAGTAACAAAGGTATTGCAAGTTTCCATTCTGATAATTTCTCTGTATCAAGTGGTGCTGTAACAATTAAAGATCAAGGTGTAGCTTTAGCAGAAATAGTTAATGTAAGTGCTACCGACAAAATACTAGGTCGTAGTTCAAGTGGTGCTGGTACTATAGAAGAAATAACTTGTACTGCGGCAGGTAGAGCATTGTTAGATGATGCAGATGCTTCAGCACAAAGAACAACTCTTGGTTTAGCAATAGGCACAAATGTCCAAGCTTATAATGCTGATACAGTATTTAAAGATGAACAGAATACTTTTACAAAAGCACAGTTAGCAAGTACACAAACTGCTGATGCAACTGGTAGTGTTACGCTTGATTTTGATACATACCAAAACTTTATATTAACATTTACAGGTAATGTAACTTTAGCAGCACCTAGTACCGAAGCATCGCAAGTAGGTCAAACAGGTGTTATTATAATAAAACAAGATGGTACTGGCTCACGAACATTATCGTTACATGGTGATTACGAAACTCCTTCGGCTGGTGGCGTAGGTACAATAAGTACAGCCGCTAATGCAGTTGACATTATACCATACTGCGTTCTTGAAAATAATAGAATCATGCTCGGATCAGTACAAATAGCGTTTGGATAAAATATGTTTACTAATGAATTATGGAACAAACCTCCTGCTGGTGCAACTGGTTTTTATGAGTATCAAATAGCTCACAGTCTTAGGTTTCCAACTGGAGCAAATGGTTATTTGTCAAATACCAGTTTATCTGCTGGCAACAGAAGAACTTGGACTTATAGTATATGGACTAAAAAGAATTGGATAAACAACACAACTAATGGAGAACGAAGTTGGTTGTCTGGTTATAGTACAGGTGGTGCTACTTATGTTTTTTGGGGATTTCAAGGACACTCTAGTAATACTGCTCACATGGACGACTTTAAATTTGAAGAAACAAGTGGTTCAACACAAAGTGCTTTTTCTATAGATGGTACTCCAGAAAGAAAATTTCGTGATCCTAGTGCGTGGTATCATGTTGTGCTTGCTATAGACACAACACAATCAACAGCAACAAATAGACAAAAACTTTGGATTAATGGAGAAGCTCAAACATTGGCAGTTTCTACTCAAATGGCACAAGATTATGAATTTAGTTTTGTAAATAATGGTACTGCAAAAATTTCACATTTAGCATGGTCAAATGGTTTAGAAGATACACAACTTGCAGATTATATTTTTCTTGATGGAGTAGCTGGAACTGCTGATACTTTCGGTGAATTTCATAACGGAGTTTGGCGACCTGTAGAATATTCAGGGAGCTATGGTGATGAAGGGTATCATTTAAAATTTGAAGATAGTTCTAATTTAGGGAATGATTCATCTGGAAATAATAATGATTTTTCAGTTACTAATCTTTCAGCACACGATCAAACATCAGATAGTCCCACTAATAATTTTTGTACTATAAATCCAGTATTTAGAGGAACAGAAACATCTGATGCAAAATATGGAACTTTATCAGAAGGTAATTTAAAATTATCTTATACAAGCAATTCTGATGCTTATCAATGTTGTACTCATAAAGTACCTGCATCTGGTAAATGGTATTGGGAATATGCTATTATTGCAGGTGGAGGTAGTACAAATTTTAATCCAGCATTTGGCATATTTGATCCTAATGGTGAAGCATACGCATCTGGAGATGGTGGCAATAAAGGATTTGTAGATTCTATTGTTTATAATAATGCTGATAATAATGTTTATAAAGCAAGATCATCTACTAAAGCTTATGATGGTTCAAGAGGTTCTGATGGAGATGTTATGGGAGTTGCTCTTGATATGGATAATGGTGCTATTTATTTTAGTAAAAATGGTACATGGTATTCTTCTGGTGATCCTACTTCTGGTTCTAGTAGAACTAATGCAGGTGCAACATGGACACCAGCAAGTGAATTTACAGCAGGTGCAGTTCCTTTAGCTTGTTGTGGAGGTGGAAGTACACCACAAATAGTAGCCAATTTTGGACAAGAAGGCACATTTGGTGGCACAGAAACAGCAGGTGGTAATAGTGATACTAATGGTTATGGTAATTTTTATAGTACTGTACCATCTGGTTATTCAGCAATATGTACTGGAGCATTGACAGTAGCAGAGGAAATCGATCCTGCTGAAACTGATGACGATTATCCACAGAAATTGTTTAATGCAATAGTATATTCTGGAGATGGAGGAGGAAGTCAAACAACTGGATTTCAACCAGACCTTGTGTGGGTGAAAAGACGAAATGGCGATCAAGGTAATGGTTTGTGGGATAGTTCAAGAGGAACTACTAAAGTATTAAATTCAGATAGTACAAGTTCTGAAGGCACATCTTCTGGTTTAACATCTTTTAATTCTACTGGTTATACTATGGGTAATTATTATAATCAAAGTGGTAACACTTATGTTTCATGGTCGTGGAGAGCAAATGGTGGAACTACAAGTTCAGAAACAGCAGGAAGTATTAATACAACTGTTCAAGTAAATCAAAATGCAGGATTTTCTATAGTACAATATGTGGGTGATGGAGGTTCTAGTAATTGCACAATGGTCCATGGATTAGGAGCTAAACCTGCTATGGTATTTTTAAAAGATAGAGATAGCAATGGTAATAATAATTCATGGCAAGCATGGCATCATAAATTAGATACAAATGGATATTTTTATTTAAATTCTAATGATCAACAATATACTTCAACAAATGGAACTGTAAATGTTTCAGCTAATACAACAAATTTAATTGGTTGGCAAAGAACTAGCACAACTGGTGGTTCACAAACTATAACTGAAAGTGGAGATAATTATGTAATGTATATATGGGCTGAAATTGAAGGATTTTCTAAATTTGGAAGCTATGTAGGAAATGGTGATACAGATGGAACATTTGTTTATACTGGATTTAGACCTGCATTAGTAACTATAAAAAGAACTGATAGTTCTGGCTCATGGCATGTCTATGATGATGCAAGAGATACTTATAATCCAGCAGATACATATTTATTATGGGATACTACTGGTTCTGATGATACTGCATCAAGTAATGCAATATCCCTTTTAAGTAATGGTTTTAAACTTAGAAATACTGCAGCAGGACTTAATGGAAGTGGTAATGATTATGTATATGCAGCATGGGCACATAACTCATTTAAATACGCAACAGCTCGATGATTAATAAAGGAGAAAAACAATGTGGGCGTTAGTAAAAAGTAATAAAATAGAAGAAATAATATCTAGTCCAAAAGACATGATAAT